CCAGCGATGCCACCTGCTGCCTGCACTGCATCTAGCCACTGCTGCTGCTCTGGCTTCACCCTGCCGGTAGGGGTCTTGACCTCTATAGAGGTGAACACCGCCACCTGCTGCCCCACCATCTCTGGGGTGATCGTCACCGTGCGCCAGCCGATGAGATCTGCTGAGCCGCGAGCAAGCCCGAAGCTGACCGGGCGGCCATGCTGGTCCCGCAGCGTGCCAGTGTTATTGCGAAACAGCCTGGTAGCACCGGTGCTGCAGGTCAGGCGGATGTGTTGCTGGATGTGTTGTTCGCTGGTCATTCAATCATCCTGGTTTGCCGCGCAGCCTGACATGTAATCGCGTTGACGTTCATTGTTTTAATAATTTGCGCATAAATTGCGCCATTCCTGCAATTTTTCAACGTCTTCCTTTAAGGAAATCACAAGGTCAGTCAAATCTGCTAATTCTGTATCTTTTGTCACTAGTACTTTTGATTCTGGCAAATCTATTTTATTGCTAAGCCCGGCCTCGATCCATTCCAACACAAGGCTGGTCACAGTGCGGCGCTCATCATCGGCATAAGCCCTAAGGCGCTCCATCAGCGGCGCCGGGCAGTTGATCGCTAGTTGGGTGCCCCTGCGATTTCGTGTTTTACTAGAAATGAAGTCACTAATCTGACGCGATCCATCAGCCACTTGATTAGCAGCATTGGTCAAAGATTCTGCATCATCATGGGCAATCCATGCCACTCGATTTTTGCCATCTGGACCATGACCCCTCTGCCTTTCAATGCCCATGTTTTTGAGTAATTCAAAAACACTAGACTTGGATACTGGCAATTCCTTGATCAATGTTGCAAGTTGAACTCTGTCCTCATTGGTGCTCATTTGATTTTGCTCCATTGTGCTTTGGTTTGGCGGGCGGCTAGTAAATGCTTGGCCCAACCCACTGGGTTTTTGTATCCGCGTTGGTGGCCTAGCGCAATTAGATCCTGCAACGATTGAGCGCCACCTTGCTCGCGCTTAGCCTGCTGCCTCTCAAGCTCCACCAACTCCCCCTCGACCTGCTGCAACTCCCTAGCCTCAGCGGCGAACGTATGGCCGCACTCACCGCACTGCTTAGCCTGGCTAGCCATTGCAGCGAAGCATTGCGGGCACACCTTGACCGATGGCGCCTTGTCGCGGTCACGCTTGGTTAGGCCGTCTAGCGTCCACTCACGCGGCTCTAGGTGATGGCCAAGCCGCAGCGTGTTGCCGACGTGGTCAAGCACCACTGCAGCAGCCTTGCCGGGCGATGACCTAAGGCAGCGACCGATCATCTGCAGGTGCAGGCTGGTAGATGCAGTAGGCCGTAGCAGGATGCAGCCGCCGACCGAGGGCACGTCCACGCCTTCGCCAATGAGTGCGCACGAGGTGAGCACGCGTATCCGACCAGTACCTAGCGCCTGCAGCAGGTCACGCCGTTGCTCGCTGGTCATGCTGCCATCAATGCTTGCGGCTGGAATGCCGGCGCCCATGAACAGCCGTGCCACTGCTTCTGCATGGGCCACGCTGCAGCAGAACGCGATCGCCGTCTGCCCGTCGAGGTGTTTGCGGTAGTGGCTTAAGCAGTCGCCCATGATCGTGCCGATCCGGTGCTCAGCCTCCTTGGTGTCGAAGTCGCCCATCCGCTTGCGTAGGCCAGTGGTATCGAAGCCTGGCGGTGCTAGCACCCGCGCAGGGGCGAGGTAGCCGTTGTCGGTTAGCCAAGCAGCGCTGGGGCCCTCCACCATTGCCTGGTAGTGCTCGCCAAGGCCGCGGCCGTCGAGCCTGATCGGGGTTGCGGTAACCCCCAGCAGGTGCGCTTGGTGGAAGTGTTCCAGTGTGCGCGCCCATGTGCCGGCATTGCTGTGGTGGGCCTCGTCGATGATCACCAACTGGAAGAAGTCACGCGGCAGCTTATGCAGCCTGCGGGCAAGCGTCTGCACGCTGGCAACCTGCACCGGCGCAGATAGGTCCATAGCGCGGTTGGCTTGGATTAGGCCGTGTTGTACAGACATGCTGGACAAGCTGCGGCTGGCTTGATCTAGTAGCTCAGCACGGTGAACAAGAATGCAGATGCGGTTGCCTTTCTTGGCGGCAGCTTGGGCGATGTGGCTGAAGCACACCGTCTTGCCAGCGCCGGTTGGCAGTACCGCCAGCACCTTGCGGTGGCCTAGCTGGTATTGCAGGCGGATGTCGGTTACTAGCTGTTGCTGGTAGGGTCTTAATTGCATGGGTTTGTTTTTGTGTGCGGTCATGCTGGGGTAAACACCTAAAAGGTGTGCCAGTCTAAACAACCGCAGGAATAGTGTGAGCGTAGTGTTATGTTGAGCTAAATGCCGCGATACGGCATGGCACCCTAAACAACATCACGCTCAATTAAATACTCGCGCATTGCATGTAATGTGGTTGTCATCGCTTTGCGATAGCGGCGCCTAAAGACAAGAAACTTTTCCTTTTCATGTGGCTCAAACTCATGCAGTCGCGTTTTGCTTGCCCGCGTGCCAAGTTCAGCTATTGCTAAGTTCCTAAAGTGATGGTGCATGATGTTTGACCTAGCGGTACCACCCTTAAAATGATTAGGTCGCTGCCGCAATAGTTCTTGCATCACAAACTTAACGCCAGGCATCTGGCCATTAAACTTGCGCGTTGTGCCGTCACTGGCCACAAAGGCAGCCCACAAGCTCAAGCCGTAAATGTGCTCATTTTGTTTAGCCTTTTGTGACTTGAGAAACCAGTTGCTGCAATCCTTGTAAAGATCAGGGCTGCATGTGCCGGCATTGTACTTTTGCAGCATTACCCTTACCGCTGCTGGCCTGCCTTCTTTTATGTACAACCTAAAAGCCGCGCAATTCTTGGCTTGATAGTCGCATCTAGCTACATTCAACCATTCGTTCATATCTTTAAGCTGTTCATGCGCCCACTCAATGCGCGGTGGGTATTGCTGCCGTGGATTAAAATACTGCAATCCATCAAGCCCGCGATACTGGATAATTCGGTAAACAGTTTCGGCGTCTACCTCGTCAGACTTGTCGCCCATGCCAAGCGTTGCCCGCCATTTAGGTGTTTGTGAGTGGAACCACAAACGGATTGAAATGTCGCGCCGTAGAGCCTCTGACTTGATTGCAATAAGTTGCTCAAAGCTAAAAACCTGCGCAAGGCTTCTAACCTTTGGCTGCATGTGCGCATTTTCCACCACTACTACATCACCAGCGGTTGCAAATGACAATGCGGCAAATTGATCAGGCAGCACCTTTTTGTATGTGCCGTCGCAATGCAAATGAAAGTAGCCAGAGCCATAATCACAGCCCCAAACGCGCTGACCGACGTGAATCGGTTGCGGCCCTGGCATGGGCGCCGGCTCCGGCAAAAAGCTGATCTGTTCCATATGGCAAGTGGTGCGGCGGGTGACTTGCTAAACAGCGCCTGAGCGCTATGCAGGGCTAAACCCGCCTGGCTTGCGCATCGTAACCCATTGGGTTACCATTGGCAAGTGCTCCGCGACCCCAATGCCCCTTTGCCCGCCTTTTAGCCTGCGATTGACGCGGGAGCAGATCCAGTGGCTTGACCAGTGGTCTGGCGATCAGATGTCACGCGGTACCGCTGTCAGGCTCCTCATTGCCGAAGCCATGCGCCTCCACCGCGACGGCATCCTGCCAGCGACCAAGCGATGAGCATCCTCGACGCAGCAAACGGCAGGTGGCCCGACCTGCTGACGGATCTTGCTGGCCTTACCGGTGATCAGTTAACCGATAAGCACCAGCCGTGCCCGTTATGTGGCGGCAAGGATCGCTATCGTTTTGATGATCAAGACGGTACCGGCTCTTGGTACTGCAATAAATGTGGTGGCAAGGCCTGCACCGGCGGCGGTGGCAATGGCATGGATCTACTGATGCGCAAGACGGGATGGGATTTTGCCGAAGCCGCCAAGCGCATTGAGCAGCATCTGGGCCTAGCCAAACCAATGCCTGCGCCACCACTTAAAGGTTGGGACGCTCACTGGCGCTACAGCGATACGTTTTATGTTGTGCGCCGCGATCTACCAGGCGACGAGAAGGAGATCCGTCCGCTGTGGTTTGACGGCGAATCCTGGAAACGCAAGGCACCGCCAGCACCCCGTCCGCTCTACTGGGCTAGGCGCGACCCGACTGCAGCAGTGCTCATATGCGAAGGCGAGAAAGCCACTGATGCAGCGCAGCGTCTATTCCCATCTGCTGCTTGCTGCTGCTGGCCATCGGGCTGCAAAGCCATCGACAAAACCGACTGGTCACCGCTAGCGGGCAGGCGTTGCGTCCTATGGCCTGATGCGGATGCACCTGGCCGCGAAGCAATGGCCAAGTTGGCGCCAAAGCTGCTTAAAGCTGGTGCCGCCCAAGTCCGCATTGTCCAGCCACCTGCTGATGTCGATGAAGGCTGGGATCTGGCAGATGCAACATGGTCGCCAGCAGAGGCATCCACCTATCTCAAGGCCAACCGCTCGACACCCATTGAGCTGCCCGAGCTGGCGCCACTGCCTGAGCCTGAGCCAGCCATTGATCCTGATCCGCTGCCGGCGGTAGGCGAATATTTCACCTGCCTTGGCTTTGATAACGACTCCTATTACTACCAACCCAACAGCACTGGCCAGGTCACGCGCCTATCACGCAGCAGCCACACCGGCACCAACCTCGTAGCCATTGCGCCGCTCTCCTACTGGGAATCGCTGTACCCATCCAAAACTGGCGCCAACTGGACCGCAGCAGCCGGCAGTCTCTTTGCGCAGCAGGCTGCAGCAGGTGTCTACAGCCCTGATCGCATCCGCGGTCGTGGCGCATGGTGGGATAACAAGCGCACCATCCTGCACCTAGGTGACCGGCTCATCGTTGATGGCATCCCGCAGCGCACATCCGATGGCATCAGCAACAGCGCCTACATCTATCAGCGCCTTGCCAGGCTGCATGGCTCCAATGGCGCCAAGCCGCTCACCGACACCGAGGCATACGAGATCGGTGAGCTAGCCGAGCGCTTCCACTGGGAGGTACCCGCATCAGGCTTGCTACTAGCCGGCTGGGTGACACTTGCGCCAATCTGCGGTGCTCTTGCCTGGCGCCCTCATGCTTGGCTTACCGCTGGTGCCGGTTCCGGTAAATCGGCAGTGCTTGAGAAGTACGTCGTCCCATTGCTTGGCGACATGGGCCTGATCGTTAGCGGTAACACCACTGAGCCTGGTATCCGCCAAGAGTTGCGTGCTGATGCGCGACCAGTGGTCTTCGATGAAGCTGAATCCAATGAGCGCTCAGACCAAATGCGAATGCAAGCCATCCTTGGCCTTGCCCGCGTTGCATCCAGTGAGTCCAAGGCGCATACCCTTAAAGGCAGTCCAGAAGGTGACAGCCAGCGTTACACCATCCGCTCAATGTTTCTTATGAGCAGTATTGCTACCGCACTCAAGCAAGGTGCTGATAAGTCACGCTTTGCGCAGCTTACATTACGCAACTCAAGTGACATTGCCAAAGATGAGCGCATTGCTCACTGGGAGTCCCTAGAGCGTGATCTTGATCGCTGCATATCAGAATCAACTGGTCAGCGATTGCAAGCTCGCACTATTGCACTCATCCCCACAATACGCGCCAGCGTGCGTATCTTCACCCGTGCAGCAGCAGAAGCATTTGATAGCCAACGCCTAGGCGATCAATACGGCACTCTTCTAGCTGGAGCATGGTCTTTGCAGTCCAGTGAGGTCGCCACACGCGAGCAGGCATGGAATCTAATTGAGCAGAACAATTGGGAGCCATACAGTCAATCAACTGAGGTGCCAGATGAGAAGCGTTGCCTACAACGCATCCTGCAACATCAGCTTCGCGTTGAAGGTGACAAGACCGTTACACGCACCATCAGCGAGCTTGTGGACCTTGCCTTGCACCACGGCAATGACCTCAACGTGACCGCTGAACTAGCCGAAGCCACCCTTGGCCGCAATGGCATCAAAGCCGAAGCTGGCCTGCTTTACGTCTCCAATACTGCCAACGCCGTGGCATCCATCCTCAGCGATACGCCATGGAGCAATTGCTGGCCGACGGTGCTTGCGCGCCTAGCTGGTGCTGGCCGCCCTGGCGTCACCCGATTCCGTGGGATGTCAGGCACCAGCAGGGCTGTCAGCATTCCAGTAGCCACAATTTGACCGTTACGGTCGCCTTTGCTTGTTACGGTGCCTGTTACGGTAAAAACCTTGTCGTGGACTGGGTTGTTACGCTTGTTACGCCTGTTACGGTTGCGCGGTAGAGCCCCCCTTATATAAGAAGCCCTACCTACCTACTGATCTGCCTGTCCTCTTGTATGTATGTCTCTTCTGAAAAAGGCGTAACAACGTAACAAGCGGCTAAGATCCCGTTGCTGGCGGGCGATCTCGGGTGTTACGGTAGGCGTAACGCACCGTAACAGGCGTAACACCCCCCCATGCAAGAGATCAAAGTTCGTTTTGAGCCCGCTGACCTGACCGCATTGGACCACCAAGCGGCAGTAGCAGGCACCAGCCGCTCAGCGTTCATTCGCAACAAAGCGTTAAGCCTGCCGGTTGCACGGTTGAACACGGTGGAGTACCATGCGCTGGTTGCTGATGCAGTTGGCGCTATGCGCGGTGACTTGCCTCGGCAGCAGGTTGAATATCTCGTTGCTTATGTCATCACCAGACTTGATAAACATCAGCGCCAAGCAGTCGCCGGTCATCAACCGCTTGCATGACTGCATGACGCAAGCGATGGCATATGCCCATGCCATCCGCGACAATGCTCAAGATGACGGCGTGCCCATCCCCATGGAACTCGTCGCCAGCTTTCAAGCCGATTACAACAACATCATCGCTGCACTCAATGAAGCTCACAATCTCGCAAGCTGATCTAGACCATGCACTGCGCACCATTGCGCCCGCAGTAGGTGTCCGCAGCTCACACCCGATCCTTGACTGCTGCCTTATCACTGCTGGCGGTGGCAATGTCACCATCACCGGCTACAACCTTGACCTAGGCATCACGGTGACCATTCCAGCAGTGGTTAATACCGCTGGCGCCGTGGCACTCCCTTATCGGCTCCTAGCTGGCCTTGTAAGCCGCATGGACGATGGCGAGGCTGTGGACATCACAGATGGCGCTGTGAGCGCTCCTGGGGGCTCCTATGGCCTTGCGGTGTCCGATGCTGCGGATTACCCCGCAATGCCGGTTGTAGAGGCTGCTAGCGCTGATCTGGACATCACCGCTGGCGTACGCGCTTGCCTGATTGCTGCCAGCAACGATGCATCCAAGCAAGTGCTGCAGGGCATCCACCTAGCAGATGGCTACATGGAAGCCACCGACGGGCATCGCCTTATCCGCCTGCCAGTAGCGCTACCCGATGGCATTAACCTCACCCTGCCAGCCAGCACCATGAAGTTGTTGCAGGATCGCACCGTTGGCATTGCTGCAGCCGCTGGTCAGGCCGTAATCGACGCAGGCGATGGCATCACCATCTACAGCCGCATCCTTGATGGCACCTACCCCGACGTAGCCAAGCTCATCCCGCCAACCTTTGAGCACACCATCACCCTTGACCGTCATCGCTTCACCCGATGCCTAGAGCGTGTGGCACTCATCGCTGAAGCTCACAACTCCGTCGTCAACCTGCTAATCGGTGACAAGGACACCATGGTTATCACCGCCGACTCCGACGGCAGTAATGGCACCGAAGCCATCAAGTACACCGGCACTACCGGCAAGCTTGCCCTAGCCTTCAACGTGCACTACCTCCTAGATGGCCTCAAAGCCTTTAGGTCTTCGGAAACTGTTACACTGTCAGCAAATGGCTCAACTACTCCTGTAGTATTGACGCCAACCAATGCACCAGATCAGACTTACCTGATAATGCCTGTGCAAATTCGCAGTTAAAAACAGTGGCGCGTAAGTGCAACAACTCAGAGTCAGAGCAGCGTACAAATGCTGTTTATGACTTACTCTTGCGCGCTCACAGCAGAAAGCAGATCATTCAGTTTGCCGCAGAAAACTGGGGGGTAGGAGATCGCCAAACTGATGTTTATATTGCGCGCGCTCGTCATTTACTGACCCTAGACGCAGAGCTAGCGCGCCCTCAGTGGATGGAGTCAGCATTAGCTAGGTTGCTTGAATACGAGCGTCGCGCTGCTGATAAGGACCAGATCAACACCGCGCTAATAGCACTGGACAAGCAAGCGCGGCTGCTGCGGTTTGAGATGTCGTGAGCCTTGTCGCTGGCATCTGCGAAGATACGCCGCTGCTTAGTTTCATGGAGATGCCAACAGCAGCATCCATGGATGAGGTGTTGGTAAGCATCCGCAATGACTTGCACCCTGGTCAGCTTGCATTTGTAGATGACACCACTACCGAAATCATTGGCATCTCGGCTGGTTATGGCGCCGGTAAGACTAGGGCGCTATGCGCTAAGGCAGTGATGCTGGCTGCAGCTAATCAAGGCTTTATTGGCGCAGTCATGGAGCCCACTGGCCCATTGATCCGCGACATCTGGCAGAACGACTTTGATGACTTCCTAGAGGCGTACGACATCCCGTACACCTTCCGCGCTAGCCCATTGCCGGAGTACATGTTGCACCTACCAGGCGGTGACACCAAGATTCTGTGCCGCAGCTTTGAGAACTGGTCACGCATTATTGGCCTCAACTTGGCATGGGTGTTGGCGGATGAGATCGACACCGTGACACCTGCGATCGCCAATAAGGCATTCCCTAAGATTCTTGGTCGCTTGCGGTCTGGCAATGTCAGGCAGTTTGCAGCAGCATCGACGCCCGAGGGGTTTCGCTGGATGTGGAATACCTTCGGCAGTGATGACGCCCAGCAGCGCACTGATCGCAAGTTGATCAAGATGCGCACTGCTGATAACCCACACCTACCGCCGGACTTCATCGAGCGGCTGCAGGCCAACTATGACCCACAACTACTACGCGCATACCTCGACGGTGAGTTTGTCAACCTCACCACTGGCCAGGTATATGACCGCTTTGATCGTGCCAAGCACATTGTCACCGACCTGCCAGACATCAGCGAGCAACCGTTGCGCGTTGGCGTTGACTTCAACATTGGCAATATGTCAGCCGTCATCGCCATCAGGCAAAGCAACACCCTGCTAGTAGTTGATGAGATCTCTGGCGCGCATGACACCGACGCCTTGGCACAGGAGATCAAGCGCCGCTACCCAGATCACCGCATCTACGCATACCCAGATGCCAGCGGCGGTAACCGCAGCACCAATGCAAGCCAAACCGATATTCAGATCTTGGAGTCCTATGGCTTTAGCAACCAATCGCCTAAGAGCAACCCTGGCGTTCGTGATCGCGTGGCTGCTGTTCAAGCTTTGCTGGAAAACGGCAAAGGCCAAGTCAGGCTTACCATTGCGGCCACCTGTCGCAAGGTGATCGAATGCTTAGAGCTGCAGAGCTACAGCGAGAAAGGTGACCCCGATAAGGATGGCGGCTACGACCACATGAACGACGCACTGGGTTACGTCATATGGCGTGAGTTCAACCCATTACATGCAGGCGCTGGACGTGGAACTGGCGTAAGGCTGTATTAGGCTGACGGGAGCTTGACGTAGAACATGTATTCGGGCCTTGGCGCATACGACCGTCCTCTAACAGAGCGCAAGGTAACTCGCGTTCAAGACCCGAACACCGCTTGGTACGCGCAAGAGCAGCATTGGATCTTGATTGAAGATCTACTGCAGGGCACTTTTGGGATGCGGCAAAAGCATCGCCGCTACCTACCGCAGGAACCTAGGGAGCAGGATGAGTCATACGACAACCGCCTAGCTCGTAGCGTATGCCCGCCGTACTACCAGCGCCTTGAGCGGTTGCTGGCTGGTATGTTGACGCGCAAGCCGGTGCGGTTGGTTGATACCAGCGACACTATCACCGAGCAGCTATTTGATGTTGACCTCAACGGTAATGACCTCAACGTCTGGACATACGAATCAGCACGCAAGATGGTGCGTTATGGGCACGTTGGTACATTGGTGGATGCACCTGCTGATGGCGGTAGACCCTATTGGGTGACATATACGCCGCGCCAGATTTTAGGATGGAGAACTGAAGCAAAGGAAGGTAAGCAGGAGCTAACCATGCTGCGCCTACAAGAGGTAGCCAGCGTGCCCGATGGCTTGTACGGCGAGAAGCTAGTGCAGCAGGTGCGTGTATTAACGCCTGGTGAATATGAGATCCATCAGAAGGATGACAAGGGTGACTTCCGCGTTGTAGATGAAGGCCGCACCAGCCTTAGCTCGATCCCGTTCAGCATCGCCTACTCCAACCGCATTGGCTTCATGGAGTCACGGCCGCCGCTGGAGGATATTGCAGAGCTGAACCTAAAGACCTATCAGATCCAGTCAGACCTTGACAACCAGCTACATATCTCAGCCGTGCCGATGCTGGCCTTTTACGGCTTCCCATCAAGCGCCGAGGAGGTATCAGCAGGTCCCGGTGAAGCCATTGCATTTCCTGCTGAAGGGCGCGCTGAGTACATCGAACCCGGTGGTACCAGTTTCCAGTACCAGTTCAAGCGGCTAGAAGCATTGGCGATGCAGATCAACGAGCTGGGGCTATCAGCAGTGCTAGGCCAAAAGCTGACCGCTGAAACTGCTGAAGCCAAGCGCATCAACCGCAGCCAAGGCGACAGCACCATGATGGTGATTGCGCAGAATATGCAAGACATGATCGACAACTGCCTGCAGTTTCATGCGCAGTACCTCGGCCAAAATGAAGCCGCCGGTAGCAGCCGCGTCAACCGTGACTTTATGGGCACCAGGCTTGAACCGCAGGAGATCAACAGCCTGCTGCAGCTTTACACTGCAGGGACCATCACCCAAGAAACCTTGCTGCAGCAATTGTCTGATGGTGAGGTGCTAGGCGATGACTTCGACGTTGAGGAAGAACTAGATGCCACATCAAGTGCGGGAATGGATTTACGACCTGCTGGACCACCTGATCAGTTGGTTGATCGACGTGGCAGTGATGATCGAACCGGAGAAGCCGAGACAGCAGGAGCTTGACTATCACGTCAGCAGCCTGCCGGATGAGATCTTAGCGATCGTGCGCGTTAGCTGGTATGTAGACGGCAAACCAGATGAAATAGACGAGATGGTGCTGATGGAAGATGGCCAAAACGGTTATGACGCATTTGCCGCAGTTGTTAGCGGCGCATTACAAGGCGGCGCTAATGTCAGCATCCGATCAGGGTATGCCGCTAAGGATTTAGGCATCATCCAATGAGCACACCTGAGTCGCTATATCGCAATGCAATTGACCTTAACCGCTACAGCAACAGCGTGGCGCGGCGTGTCATTAATGCGTACAACGACATCATTATTGATGCAGTTAACCAGTTGCGTGTAATTGACGATTTAGCGGCACCGGATAAGGCGGCTAGGTTGCGTGGCATCTTGGCGCAGCTCAAGCAGTCGTTAGCAGGATGGGCAGGTGACGCAACCGAATTAACTGCAACCGAGCTGCAAGGATTGGCGGAGTTGCAATCTGAGTTTGTAACTCAAGAGTTGCGTAAGGCATTGCCGGTTGGTAGCCGTGATGCAGTACGCACCGTGGAGATCAGCCCGCAGTTTGCGCAGTCGGTGGTCACCACTGACCCGACGCAGCTCAACGTGGTGGCGCTTAGCGATGACCTGTTTGCAGCAGTGCAGGGCGCACCGCAGACATTCAGCCTTACTGCTGCCAAGGGTGCCACTATTACGCTGCCCAATGGTGAGGTCATAACCAAGGCATTTCGTGGTGTTGCCGTTGACCAAGCTGAGCGGTTTAGCCAGGTGGTACGGCAAGGTTTGCTGACGGGTGAAACTACGCCCGACATCGCCAAGCGGTTGATTGGTAGCCTGCAATTTGGCGAGGAAGCCAAGACCGTACGGCAACTGGTAGCAGCAGGCGGGCAAGCAACAGCCGTAGCCGATAATCAAATCATTACGCTAGTACGCACCAGCATCAATCAAGTTGCAAACACCGCCAGCCAGCAGGTATATGAAGCCAACCAAGACATTACTAAAAAATATCGCTATGTGGCAACACTGGATACCCGCACCAGCAGCATTTGTCGTGCATTGGATGGTCGAGAGTTTGAATACGGCAAGGGTCCGATGCCGCCGCAGCATTTCAACTGCAGGTCAACGACAGTGCCGGTGATCGATCCAGACATCCTGCCGCCATCAACCACGGCAACTAGGGCTAGCAAAGATGGCCAAGTGCCAATCAATCAAAGCTATGGCGAGTGGCTAGCCAAGCAACCACGCAGCGTGCAAGCTGATGCGCTAGGCC